CAATCGCCGCCCTTATCGATGGGATAACCGTCGCCAACGGTTTCAATCAGACCCTCGTCGCTGTTCGGCCCAAACGTCTGCACCTGGAAGGTGACATTAACACCGACGGCACGGTCATCATCGAGCAGGAAGATGCCCAGATCGAGGCCGACGGCAACGAAGTTATGCAGTGGCGTCAGGGATTCACGCTCCAGGCCCTGGTCATCGATTCAGATGATGCGACTGCGGCAATCGATACGCGGCTCAACCAGGTCCGCAGCGATATCGAAAAGAAGCTGATGACCGGCGAGAACTGGAAGCTCGGCGGCCTGGCCGATGGGATAATGCTCAAAAGCGCCGAGCGATTCATCGCCGACCCCCAGGTCGCCGGCATAGCGGTCAATATTGATGTTCTGTACCAGGTCGCGACGGCGGATCCATACACACAAGCTTAAAAGGAGATAATCATGATACTTCACGGCTGGACACTCACCGGTTCATCGAGCGGCGTTCTGGGCAAACTGACCAACATCGAATATTCGGGCCTGGTGGAGGACGAGATCGACGTCACCAACGCCGATTCGACGAACCGCTGGAACGAGTTCGAGGGCGGCTTTAAGGACCCGGGCATCATCAGGGCGGACCTGCTCTTCGACGCGGCTACTTTCGAGACGATTCTTGGCGCCTTCGCGGCGGCCAACGAGACCTGGACTCTGGCCAAGGATACCAAGACCCTCAAGGTCACCGGCCATATTCGCTCGGCGACTTTGACTCTGCCGCTTCGCTCGGCCGCGATGCACCCGATAGAGATCCGCTGCAGCGGCATGCCGGCATTTAACAGCTCATCATCGAGTTCATCGTCATCGAGTTCATCCTCGAGCTAACAAATCAAAGAGAAAGGAGTAAGTCATGTCCGAAAACTGGGCCAGCAAGGATACTTTATTCGCATCGGCCAAAAACAGAAAAAAAGAGCGTCACACTATCGACGGCGTCGGCGACGTCTGGATCTATTCTCTGACCTGCGGCGAGAAAGACGAGTATGAGTCGGCTGCTTACGAGGTCATGGCCGGCAGCAAAGAAGTCAAGATGAGGCAGGCCCGGGCGCTTCTGATTCTTTGGACGGTCCACGACCAGCATGGCAATCGCCTGTTCGCCGATGCGGATCTCGGCAAAGTCGCCGCGATGGACTCATGGATAACCGAGCCCATATACAACAAGGCGAGGAAGCTGTCGCGTATGACCAGCGCCGATCTGGATGACCTGGTAAAAAACTCCGGAACGATCCTGAGCGGAGACTCCGCTACCGGATCGCCGGACACCTCGGAAAATTCAGATGGGAAATAGACGGCTGGATGGATGCGGCCGAAGAGGCCGAATGGCTCGCGCTCGAATCAATCGAGCCCTGGGGGGAAGCGGCGGCCAATTACCGGGCCGCAGTATGCAACTGGCGAACAGCCCTGGCCCACTGGTCGGGCCAAGGCCCGCAGCCGCAATTGAAAACGTATTTGAAGGACTTTGATTTCGTCCCGGCCGATCACGACGACGAGCGCGACGACGAAGTCCTGGAAACAGCCGCGAGAAAATAATGCTCAGCACAGATGTAGGCATCATATTCAGTGCACACAACCGGGCGAACGCGGGCATAGCATCGTTTAATCGAAGTATCGGCACGGCAACTTATCGCCTTCGCGGTCTGATGACGGCCGCACTTGCTGCAGCTGGCATCGGCGGACTCGGTTACATGCTGCGGCAGCAAATGCAGGTCGTCGATCAGATGGGCAAAATGTCAGATGAGCTCGAGATCGATACCCGGGCGCTCGCCGCCTGGGACCATGCTGCTCAGATATCGGGAACAGATATCACGACGCTCCATAAGGGGCTTGAAATATTCGTGCGGCGATTAGGCGAGGCTAAGCAGGGCCTCGGCGAGGGCCAGCGGGGCCTTGAGATGCTCGGTCTGTCAGCTCAGCAGGTAATTGATATGGGAACCGAGGAAGCGTTTTTACATATCGCCGAACAAATCAAGAATGCCGGCACTGCTGCAGACCGGGCAGGGCTCGCATATCAATTCTTCGGTCGCCAGGGCGTGCAATTGATCAATATGTTTCTCAGTGGACGCGAGGGCATCGAGAAGATGCGCACCGAAGCTGAGAAGCTGGGACTGACGTTCAATCGCATAGATGCGGCAAAAGTCGAAGCAGCCCGCGATGCTCTGACGAGAACAAAAGCCGTACTTACAGGAATATTCCGAACCGCGGCGATCGAACTGGCTCCATATATCGAAGCGGTCGCAGATGCTTTCAACGACTGGGCGATGGCCGGTGAAGGAGTCACAGGGAAAACGATCGGATTTTTCAGGGCGATGACGCTCGGCGTTGTCAATTTCAAGGGTTCAATCCACGAATCGATCGCATCGATGTATGAGATGGCCGATGCTGTGACCAATTTGGATGAGATAGTTGCCTGGCTTGGCAAACACGGCGGCTCAGGCATGACAAAAACATATAAAGAATTGGCCGCCGAGCAGCGGCAGCTCGCGCTTCAAGATGCTGCGACAGTCAAACAGGCATTTGATGATTTGGAAAACAGAGTTCGCAACAAATTCCGCATCAGCAATCCCAGGCCAGAATCTCCGCAGCTGGATAAAGAGCAAATCGCCGCCGACAAGCGGATGGAAACTCTGCGCCGGCAGGTAGCCGAAGAGATAGAGCTGACCGGCCGGCTGAACGAGCCGCGGCAGCATGCAAAGATGATGATCGATTTCCAGGCCGAAGCGGCCGCCAGGTATGGTGAGAATACGCAGCAGGCCATCGAGGCGACGAAACAATTCGAGCAGCAGCTCCGCCAGCTCGAAAAAGCGCAGAGCCTCGCCAGAATCGCCGACGATATCGGCCAGGCCTTCAGTACTGCGTTCGAGGATGCGATCCTGAACGCACGGAACCTTCAGGAAGTGCTGCGGGGCCTGGCAAACTCGATTCAGCGTGCCTTCTTCCAGGAGATGGTGTCAAAGCCGATGGCCCAGTTTTTCGCCAACTTCGCCGGCCATCTCATGGGAGCCGGCCAGGCCCATTCAGGCGGCCGTGTCGGTTCGCTCGCCGCCACGCGGCTGGTCGATTCATCGGTCTTTGACGATGCCCCGAAGTTCCACGATCTTCGTCCGGGCGAGATGGCGATCATCGCCCAGGACGATGAGGTCATTTCCCGGCCCGGAAGGCGAATGACCGGCGGCGAGAAGCAGACGATCAACAATAATTTCTATATGCAGATGATCGACGGCAACGGCGCCCGCGCTTTCTTCGATGAGTATTCCGCCCAGGTCAGCTACGCCCAGGACAAGGAGCTGCGCAACAACCGCGGCAGGAGGTCCAGGCGATGAACATCGAGATCAGGGATTTCATCAATCCGCAGTATTCGGACATGTACCCTCTTCAGATGAGCTTCACCTGGCAGACCGATATCGTCAGGCTCTCCGGCGGCTCGTATAAAACCCAGCGAAACCAGCTCCTCGCCAAACCCATCCGCCGATGGGTCATAAACTGGGACGCCCTGAAACAGGCCGGCCGTGACAAGTTCGTTGAGATTTTCAATCGGGCCCATGGCCAGTTTCATACGTTCCTCCTGCTCGACCGCGACGATTATCTCTGCTCGGCCGAGCAGATCGCGACTAACGGCACGTCGGCAACCTATCAGCTCGTTAAGACCTATTATCCCGGCGAGGCCGAATCGTGGACCGAGACGAAAAAGGATATCGTGCCCTCGGCGACCTTCGCCCCGGTGGTGACGCACAGCGTCGACGGCGCACAGACCGAGGTCGCATCCAGTCCGGGGGCCAATGAATTCACGTTGGACGATACAACCGGCATCCTGACCTGGTCCGCGGGGAACGAGCCGTCGGCCGGGACCCTGACCGTCACTTACTGGTTCTATTTCCGTGTGCGGTTCGAATTCGATTCGCACATGGACATCCGGTTCGTGCCGCATTTATGGCGTGCTCACGGCATTCAGCTCGTCGAAGATAAGGAGATGAGCTCCTCAAGCTCCAGCTCATCGAGCAGCTCCTCGTCCAGCAGCTCCAGCGAGTCGAGCTCCAGTTCGTCGTCATCATCCTCCGGAGGTGCATGATGCGTTCTGTGGCTGCCGGCTACGAATCTGCGATTGCGGCATCCTGCGTGAAGACGGCGGACATCTTCGATTTCGCCTTAGCCGACGGCAATACTCACTATTACACCAATCACTCAGAGGATTTTCAGTGGGGCGCCGGCGGCAATACATATCTTTCCAGTCACATAACTCACGGCCCGGTCGAAAGCGATATCAGCGGCGAGGTCGTCACGGTCAAGATGCAGCTTCTGGACCTTGAAGGGACAATCTTTCAGAACATCCACTTGAGCATCCTCGACGGTGCGGTCATTACGGCAAAGCACGTACTCTGGAATCGCCAGTACGCCGTGGGCTGGGAGATACCCTATTTCGTCGGCAGGCCCCATCCGGCATGGGACCGCCGCGGGCTCTCTCTCGAGTGCAAGAGCATCTTCGGCGGGCTCAATATTATGGTCCCCCGCAACGTCTATCAGCCGCCGTGCAACTGGATCCTGTTCGAGACTCTCTGCGGCCTCAACCGCGACGATTACGCTTACAGCGGCACGGCCGGCGGCGGCAGCCGGACAACTCTGGTCGATGCGGCCCGGGGGACGGTTTACAAGGTCGAATTCGACGATGCGACAGGGACTCTGGCCATCGGCGATACGATAACCGGCTCGATCGGAGCGGGGACGGGCGTCGTCATCCAGGTTGTTTACGATACGGCGACGAGCGGGCGGCTCTGGTACGTGGAGCAATCCGGCGTCCAGTTCGTGGATGATGAGGTCCTGGCCTCCGGCGCCAATGACGTCACTGCAAACGGTGCTCCCGCCGAGGATACGACATTTCACGAGTTGGGCGAGTTGGAAATGCTCACCGGCGCCAGTGCCGGCCATCGGCGGCCGGTCCTGAGCAATTCCGGCTCGACGGTGACTCTCTTCTGGCCGTTGCCTTCGGCGGTGAAGGCCGGCGATACATACAGATTGTTTCCGGGATGCGACAAGCGAGCGGTGACATGCGCCCAGCGTTTCGGAAACGACCCTAACTGGCGCGGCTATCCGTATCCTCCCGGCTCAGTAAGCAGCCTTTTCGGTCCCGTGCAAAGATACGATTACGCATTGGCTTAGTAAATGGACAGATCAGAACTTGCAAGACAGGCTCTTGAGTGGCTCGATGTTCC